TGTTTTGATAATTCATCTCTTGCAATACACAATGTTTGCTTATCAGTTAAGTTATATTTGTCTCTAAAAGGAGCACATAATTCTACTATTGCTTTTTTTGTCATTTGTTTACTATTAAATAATTTTTGCCAATCTCTTTGTAATTTTAAAATATCTTTGTAAAATTCACTGCTATTCATCTTTTTTCTCCTTTAAATTGTTAATTTCATCTATTAGTTCATTAAATTTAATTCTTAAAATTTCTTCATTTTCAGTAGGTTTATGTAATTCGCCATAATGTGTCATTTTAATATCATCACATCTTGCTATTTTCTCTATCTTCTTTGGCTCTTCAATTATTTCTACTTCATTGTTTAATTTATTATTTTCTATATAATAATCGAAAGTTAATATACCACCATCATTACACCTATAATGCAATTCGTCATCTTCAATTTCTAATTTAAAAATACCTGTATCTGTCTTTATTTTTTTAGGTGTTTTACCATCTTTAACTAATCCTAATAATTCATATATTGTTATTTTCATTCTTAACATCTCCTTTTGCTTTTATTTTATGTTCTATTTCTTTAATAAAGAATATTATTCCATCAATTGCATAAGATACATCAGTTTTAACTCTTTTGCCTTTGAAATCGCAAATATAACTATCCCCCATTTCTCTATTTTCTAAGTTTTTATATAATTCATATATTTCTTCTAGTGTAATCATTTTCTTTTCCTTTCTTATAATATTGCTTTATTACCCATTTATTTCAATTCTAAGCAACATTTTATTGTTTGCAACTAATTATATTATTTTAATATTTTCATTCGTCTATCGCCATTATTTTTATGTTTTATGGCATATTACAAATTGCTTCTGCTTGTAACAAATAATTTTTTGCTATGTTCTAACTTTATTATCCTTTTTCTAAAAAAATAATAACTATCAAATTCTTCTTTCCAACTTTTACTTGTTTCTAAATCTGTGATGTTTATATAATACATTATTTGCCCTCGCTTTCATAAAATCTTTGTTTTGGCTTATCAAATATAACAGGTATTCTAACATTTCTTTTGCCACCACGACATTTTGGAACTAACAAACCAATTTCTTTAACATCAACATTATTTTGTTTGTTTTCATCATGTATAAGAATAATTGTGTCTGCCGTTTGCTCTATTTCCCCACTGTCTTTTAAATCTTGCATTGTTGGAGTATCACTACCATTTCTATTTATTTGTGCAATTAAGAATATAGTGCAATCATAGTCTTTTGTGATGTTGTTAAGTTCTCTTACTGCTTCACCAATTCTTTCTCTATCATTTTGCCCTTGTTTGCCAACGATATATCCCGTGTAGTCTATAAAAACTATTAAATGTTCTTCTCTTTGTTCTTTAATAATTTTATTTTTAATTGATTGTACTGTCTTGCTCCCGTTTATAACTTCATATTTAAAATTATAAACTCTATTTGCTGCTTCCATTATTTTTTCATCTTGAAATTCTGATTGTGGTTTATTAATATCAGAAATTGGAATATTACTTTCGATGCCCAGCATTCTTTCATAGACTTCTTCTTCAGTCATTTCCATATTAAAATAAATACTTTTATATTTTTTTGCCAAGTCGCAAAATAAATTTAATGCAAGTGCAGATTTTCCTTCGCTCGGTCTAGCTCCAATAACATTTATCGTTCTTTTTTTAATTCTTAATCTTTCATTTAAAAATCTAAATCTGTCAAATTGTATTATCTTTTCACGATTTCTAATCATATAAATCATTTCTTCTGGAGTTTTTTTATTATTTTGTTTTATAACCATAACTTCATTTGAAATTTTATTTATGTTTTCAACCAATTCATCAATTTCAATTTGGTTTTTCGCATATTTATTAATTTCTGCTTTAATTAAATCATCTTTATGTTGGTCGATTAATTTTTGTTGGTATTCATAAAAATTTGTTGGGGATATTATTAAATCCATTGTTTCTATGTAATAGTCCATAAATCTATCTCTGGCTTTAATGTCTTTGATGCAATTTAATAAAATTGTAATGTCAAGTTTTTTCTCATTTTCCCAAACTTTTTTTAATAATAATATAACTTGCTTATTATAACTATTTTTAAAACAACTCATATCAATAAACAATTCATTTATAAGTTCGGGTTTATAAAAAATACAACCGATTATATTTAATTCTAAATCATATTGTTTCATAAATTACTCCCTTTTAAATTTCTTCATATTGCAAATAATAACTCATTTTTTCTTTTACTTGATTAATTGTAGGAAAATATGAATATTCTTTTATACAATTTATCACTGCTATTTTAAGCCATTCTTTTTTATATCCTTTAAATTCGTCGTACCATAATTTCAAAATTTTATCAGTTAATTTTTTATTATAATTTTCCTCTAATAAACTAATTATTTCCAAAAATTCGTTTTGCCCTATCATCTATTGTTTCCTCCTTTATATTTTTTTTATCTTTTTCGAGCCAATTATTAAAAACCAACTTCCAATTTTTGATTTCTCTTCCAGTTCCATTAACCCAGCCAATACTTTCATAATGATTATAAAATTTTTCACAATATTTTTTATCGCTAAAACCTTTAGAAACAGAATAAGAAAAAATATCATCGAGTGTGGGCGACGCCGTAGGCGTATTTATATTCTCTCTCTCACTCTTTATATTATTATTTATATTTTTATTATTCTCATTTAGATTTATATTTGTATTTAGATTTGTATTTATATTTTTATTTGTATTTATATTTATATTGGTAGCCATCGTATTCGTTCGTATTTTTTCGTATACATTCGTATTCGATTGTATACGTTCGTATTCGTTCGTATTTTGTTCCTTGATTTTTTTCCAATAATTCTCAATATTTTGTTTATTTTTCTCACATTTTTCTTGATATTTTTGCTCATTTTCATCAAAAACAACTTTAAAATTGTTAAAGACCGTTCGCATGAGACCATTTAATTTGATTTCCTTTCCAAGATTATAATCATAAAATGCTTTTAATAATTGCCCTGCTTGTTCATCGGTTAAAGTTTCAATTATTTCGATTTGATTATTAAGAAGAAGAAAACCTTTTTTTGTTGCCATTTTTTATTTCTCCTTTCTTACTGGTATTAATTTAATATAATCTTCATATACTTCCATATAAAAACTTCGCCCATATTTGTCAACAAAAAATTTAGGAATAATAATTCTATTTAATTTCTTATCAGCATTTTTTTGCAAAATTAGTTTTTGTTTTTCCATTTTCTCGCCTCCAATTCTATCACAATTTAATATTACCATAAATAAGGTAATGTGTCAATAAATTTTTACATAAAAAAAGAAGAATTTTACATCTTCTTTATTTTTCTAAATTTCTTTCAAATTCTTCCCATGATCTGCTAAAAGTGTGGTTTGCAAAAGCTTCTTTTAACCCGCTAACTTGTTTTAACCTTATAACTTCATCAAGTTCCATTCCTAAATGTTCGCATATTTGTTGGTCACCCCAACCTTCATTTAATAATTTTATTACTATATTACTCATATCAGGTATTTGATGTGTTCCTCTTGCTCTATTAAATTGTATTGTGGCACTCATTTGCATCTTTATATCATAATCTAAAACAACAATTGGAACTTCTTTTAAATCTAATCTAGTTTTCGAAACTAAATATCTATGATACCCATCTATTATTACATATTCATCTTTTTCTTTATCATAAATTGTTGCTATTGGAAAACAAAAACCATTATCTTCAATTGATTTTTGTAATAAATCCATTTCCGGCTTAGCAACTTTATTTGGGTTCCAATTATTAGCAGTAACTTTTTCAATAGGAACCATTTTGCATTCTAATGCTTTCATTTTAATTTCTTTCATTTAATATTATCTCCTTTGCTTTTCTTAAATCTTTATCGGTGCTTAATGTTGTTTCATTTAACAAATTATCCCATTTACTAATCATTTTTTTCAATTTTTCAAAATCACTTTTATTTTCACTAAAAGACAATCTTTTCATATAAAAATCATTTCTTTCAATTGCTCTTGCTATTCTTCTCCATGAAATAACTTTTTTCATACTTTCTTCTTTTTTATCAGCCTCATCTGGAATATCTTCTAAATCTATATTTTCATGTTCTTTATACCATTTTATAAATTTTTTTATTTTTTCATAATAGTGTAATTCTAAATCTTTATTATACATTCCTAAGCTTTCTAAAAGATAAATTGAGTATTGTTGCCAACTCATGTTTTTAGGCTTCATTGAAGTTATATTTCCAAGTGCAGAAGTTTTACAATAAATATTTCCAAAATTAACTCCATTTACTCTATTTAATACTTTTTCCCAAGTTTCACTTTCAAGTGCTTTAAATTGATCTAAGCCATTTCTTTGGTCATCTCCATAAGGCTGGCATAATCTTTGTTCATGAATTGAAAGCCCATTTTTGTACATTAATTCATAAATATTATTCATATCCAAATTAAATTTAGAAGTTGCTCCCCAGTCATCTTCAGTTCTCCAATCATACATAGGATAAAAAGAATACATATTTTCTCCTACTTTTGTAGTCCAATGATAATTTTTATATTCAACTTTATTTGGCATTAAAGCAATTGTTCTAAAACGATTAATACTTTCATCAGCTCTTATTCCAACTCCTACAAAACATAATCCCCCATGAGTTTCTTGATACCATTTTTGAAATCTAGGAACAAATTCTTCAAATTCGCAAGGCTTATCATAAAATGGGAATATGTTATTTGATAAATTTATGCTATCTTTTGGTAATTTCCTAACCCATATATCCTCATCATCAGGGTTCCAGCATATCCACTTTGGTTGTAAAACTGATACTGCGTTTCTTAAATACATGGGTAATGCTATATGATAAAAAGTTCTTATATTAGATAATTTTTTAAGTCTATAAATATAATCAATTGTAGCTTTATATTGTGCTTCAAAATCTATGTACATAACATCATATTTTTTATTCATTTTTTTAGCCACTATATTCGCAAGTTGAACCATTATTCCGCTATCTTTACCCCCACTTACCGAAAAAATAACATTATCTGCATTTTTAAATACTTCCTCACATCTTTCAAAAAATGCTGTTAAAACATCTTTTTCTAAATAGATTTTAGCCATTCTATATCTCCTTTCATCATTTTTTCTTTGATTAAATTATCAAGTGTACATTTCTTTTCTATGTTCTCTAATATTAATTTATTAATTCCTAAATCAGTTAAGAAATAAGTATATTTAATATCTCTATCTTGTCCTATTCTTTTAATTCTATATTTACTTTGTTCCATTTTAGCAAAATCGAAATTGATACTAGAATAAACTATTTCATTGCAAAATTGCAAATTAAGAGAATAAGATCCAACTCCATAAGTCATCAATAATGGTTTGTTATCATTTTTAAAACTTTCAATTATTTCATTTCTTTTTTTAGTATTTCCTGTAATGACATAACAATTTATTTTATTTGATATATACTCTATTTCTTTGATAAACCCACAAAATACAATTATTTGCTTATTTTTAATATAATTTATTAACTCATCGTTTTTTGTTTTATAATTGCTTGCTATTACATTTAATTGTGTAAGCATATTAACTATTGTTTCGCTTTTTCTGTTTTCAATATACTCATTTAATTTTTTTTCTTTTTCTTGGTAATAATCGTCATCATTTTCATATGTTACATAATGAT